AGGAATACATACTTTAGTAAGTGCTAAAGTAAGTGGTAATACAGTGTTAAAGGCTCTTCCTTATAGAAGGGCAGGTGCTTCGTCAGTATATTATGTATTTCCTAATATATATAATTCTACACCAACTTCTTTACGTAGAGTTAATAAAACATTTACTATAAATATTGTTGTTGAAAAAACTTGTGGTTCTGAGGCTGATTATATTTCGTTATGGGGAGATGCTGAAAAGATATATGAAATATTTGAGATATTAGATGATTATGTTACAATAAATACTATATGTTTTAAAGTAAATAGTATTTATGGAAGATATTATAAAGAAGATAATGATATGGCTTATGTGGCAATACAAGTCATATTGGAGCAATTAAGTGATGAATAATTGAGGAGGAAATAAATTATGGCTGAATTTATAAAGGGTGGAGGTTCTTCACTTTATTTAAATATTATGGAAGATGGTGCAGGTAACTCTATAAATGGTGGAAATGGTTACATGGCAGAGCTTCCTTTTACCACAGAAGCATTTAATCCAGTAGGCGAGTTTATAAACTCTAATGCTATTGCTGGCGGTAGATCTAGAGGAGTAGGGTGTGTAGGGAATAAAGCTGGTGACGGTAGTTTTGATACTGAGATAACTAAAGAAAACTTTGGGATTATATTTTATTCTGCACTAGGTAGCTATTCTGATAAGGTTATAACCCCTTCGTCTGATGATCTTCCTGTTTATGATGTTTATATAAGACATGGATCTACTAACGATATGATTTACAAGTATGAGAGCCAGCGAGTAAACAGTCTTAGGGTAGCTTTTACATCAAATGGGTTATTAACAGCATCTATCGATATGGCAGGGCTTGATTGGAGCGTACATAGTGGTGCAGTACCGACAACTACTCCACAGCTATTACTTAGTACAGCTAATACTATTTTATGTCCGGCTGCGTTAACAAGTCTTACCGTAGGTGGGTTAGGTGTTATGAATTTTGCTACTGGTTTAGAATTTACAATAGCAAACAATCTTGATACAGATACTAACGCTCTTGATGCTAGTGGGAGACTAACAGTTATCACTGGGGAGTTGGCAGTAACAGGTTCTATTACTTTTTTAATACCACGGGATGACGCAACTGGCGTATTTACTCTTTTGAAGTCACTAGATATTGGTGATGAGCTTGGAGATATAGTAATTGGTGTTTTAGGCGATGCCGATGCTATTAGTTTGCAGAATGTATATGTTACGCAACCTGTTCATGATATAACAGACAGAAGTAAGGTTGCTTTTAGAGTAGATTTTCAAGCTGTGCAAGATGGTACTACTCCCCCTATTACTGTAAACATGGTTGCAGGTATGTATGTTCCTACTACAATGGTTGCAGCAGTTTAATAAGGGAGGTAGTATATTATGGCAGAATTTATTAAAGGTGGAGGCTCAATATTAGCATTTAGATTAAGTGCTGCAGGAGTTAATAGTACTGGGGCTACGGAAACTGCAGATTTAACTACTAAATATGAACTCCCATTTACTACAGAGGCGTTTAACCCTACAGGCGAGTTTATAAACTCTAATGCTATTGCTGGCGGTAGATCTAGAGGAGTAGGGTGTGTGGGGAATAAAGCTGGTGACGGTAGTTTTGATACTGAGATAACTATTGGTAATTTACTTTGGTTAATGTATGGTGTGTTGGGGGAAGTTTATGATGAGGAAGAGATTGGGGCTTTAGGCTCAGAAATTTATGTGCCGGGGATAATAATTCCTTCTGAGGGGGATCTCCCAGAGTTTAGCATTTATATTCAACACGGTGCTACCAGTGATATGACTTACCAGTTTGATAATTGTGTTATTAATTCTTTAAGAATGTCTTTCTCTTCTAATGCTTTGTTAGCTGCTAGTATAGACTGGTCTGGAACTGGATTAAATGCGGCTCAAACTGGGGTAGATTTTACTGCGTCTGATTTTGTTGCTTTTTCATCTGACCAAGTTTTTGTATGTCCTATAAAGATAGGTACTGCTATAACTCATTATAATGATGTTGTGTGGACTGGTCTTGGGGGAAAATCAACTTCTTTTAATTTAATGCCTTATATAACAGGTCTTGAGCTTACTATTAGTAATAATTTGGATGTTGATACTAATGCTCTTAATGCTAGTGGTAGGTTGGCTATATTGTCTGGAGAGTTTTCTGTTACTGGTTCGTTAACTGTTCTTGTTCCGGATTCAAGTACAGCTAGTGTGGATATAGATACTTTTTATGCGTTTTTAAGGGATATGGATGTTGGTACTTATCTTGGAGATATAGAAGTTAAAATATTTAAAACTATGGATTCTTCTGTACCTCCGGCTGGTGACACAGATTATGAGCATTATATATTAACATTAGGAAATTTGTATACGACTCAACCAGTGCATGATATGACAGATAGAAGTAAGATCTCATATAGGATTGATTTTCAAGCTACTGCAGATCCTTCGGGGTCTTTAAGCGGTAGGACAGTATATCCGATACAACTAGAGTATGTTAATACAGAAGCTAGTGATGATTTTGTTATACTTAACTCGGATGCAGCTATACCAATTTTATATTATACATTTGGTTAACAATTAATAAATTAGGAGGTAACGTGTATGTCTATAAGAGCAAGAGATGGTAGCGTAGTAAGATTGTATTTTGATGATGAGTTTAATTTTGTGGATGAAAAGACTCCAGAGTATGTAGAAATATTAGATGGTCTAACATATTCTATTCATACTAAGTATACTCAAAAGATGTCAGATTCTATAGTATATAAGGGTGACGAAGTTGTTAAGATTAAGGAAGAAGCTTTTAAAACAGAGTTGTGGTTATTATCTAAGGTAATTAAAGAGATAGCCTCTGTTGAAGATGGTGAAGTAGTTATTATTACTCCGCCTTTGAAGACAGATGATTTTATGAGTACTCTTAGTGAACTTAATTCTAAGTTTATTAATAAGCTTTTGACTAAAGTTAAAGAGATTTATGGTATGGCTGGTAAGGCTAAGGAAGAAGAAGAAAAGAGTGAGGAGGAGTTGGGGGAATAGCTTCCCTCATCTTCTCTGGAGAAATAAACAGGTATCTTAGGTTTGAGTTAGACGGTAGTTTACCGACCTTAGATCCTGCTAGGCGTAAATACATAGAAGATATATTGAGTAAGTATAAGAAGTATGGGGGAAAGGTATTAGATTATTTTTCAATGTTAAGTGCAGAACATGGAGATATACTAATTCTCCCTTATTCGGGGGGTTGGTATGACCAGCCCCTTTATTCTATAAGGGAATTAAAATTAGTTCAGTCTGAGTATAAGCATTGGTTGAATGCGATGGCTGAAAAGCATAAAAAAGAGTCTAAGTCTGGAAATTCTACAGGAGTATCTAGTGACTCTAGGACATTTGCAGAAATGATTGAAGATAGTAAAAACCAAGATGTATAATTGCTTTAGTAGGAGTAGCTTATGGAAGGCTTTGGAGTACCTAGTGGTTTAGTAGTTAATATAGTTTTACAAGGAGAGCAAGCCAAACAAGAGTTTCAACAGTTTGGAAGTCAAATTACAGGTATTATTAACGAGTTTAGAGGGCAGGTTGAGTCTACTAATCGAGTTTTAAAAAATATGTTTAGTCAAACAAAAGTTAATAATTTTGCTGGTGCATTAGGAAAAGTTAATGCACAGATGAAAGAATTTAATAAACTGCTAAATGAAACTCCTATAGAAAAGTTAGATGCCATTCAGGGGGCTATGTCCATGGCTAAAAAAAGACCTCCTAAGCAGCCTGAACAGGCTGTTAAAGAAGCTACTGTTTCTGCTAAAGCTGCTACTGATCCATTTAGGGATATGATTGGTAAACAGATGTCTCTTATAATGAATCAAGGTATTACGGCTCACACTTTGCAAGGTACTCAATCTATTATTAGAGCTTTTGGTACTATAGCGTCTTGGATAGGAAGAATACGAGTAATAGCTCAATCTGCAGTTAAAATGATATTTAATTTGATTAAGTCTCCATTTACATTAATATCTAACTTATTACAAAAAGTATCTAATGCGTTAGGCGGTGTATTTAAAGCGTTTGAGTGGGTTCAGTATCAATTCTTTATGCAATTTATGAATATTTGGTTATTTGCTAAAACTATTGTACCTGTATTGGAAACTTTTATAGAGTATAATAGAGAGATATATAATACTTGGGCTATAGCCAATGAAGAATGGGGTTCAGGACTTGAGTTATTAAAAGAAAAATTATTAGATATTAATTCTATAGAGTTAGATGACAGGTTTGGTAAGTTAAAAACTTCTATAGAAGAATTATTTGGATCTGTTGAATCATTTGATTTGGGGGAATTGTTATCTGATTTAGGTATAGCATTAGCAATAGAATATGGACGTATGCCTAAAGATGTAGCATCTGCATTCTATCAAATGGCTTCAGCTACTGTAGAATTTAATGATGTGTTGGAATTTACAGATGTTGCTATACGAGCTTCAGTAGCAGGCGTAACTACATTGACGGTAGCTGTTGAGTCTGGAATAGCTACTGCTTATGCTTTTGGAAAAGAGATGAGTGAGTTATCTAAAATTTATGATTATCAATTTGCTACTGTTAAATATGGTATTTTAAGATACGAAGATCTTGCTAAAGTTATGGGCAGGGTTTATGCTCCTGCAGCTTCTTTATCAGATAGTTTTGAACAGATGAACGAAATGTATGCTACTATGGCATTTGCTACTAGAGTTGGATTAAGTCCTGAAATGGCAGGGTTTGGTCTTGCTAGAATGTATGAATCATTAGCAGACACTAGAGTTATTAATAATTTAAAACAGTTAAATATTGAGGTATTTGATTCTTTAGGTAATTTTAGAGGATTGAAAGCTATTCTTGGAGATTTAATAGTAGTTACTAAGGGATTTTCTACTGCAACTACGCAAGCTATGATGAGTAGCTTAGGTTTTGATATGCGAGCTAGAAGAGTTTTAAGATCTTTGATGAATAATTATTCAGCTTATATTAGTTTGTTAGGTGAGTTTACTCAAAACGAATCTATAGATAATATTACAGGTTCTATGGATGCTGCGTTTGAAAAGATGCAAGAGAGTTTTGCTTTTAGAGTAGATCAGTTGAAAGCTACATGGGAATCACTTAAAATAACTTTTTCTGAGTCAGTATTAGATGCTTTAGTATATTATTTGGATAATATATCGTTGGTTATGAGAGGTGTTTTAGGCTGGCTTAGAGAAGGTCAGGTGTCTATTGGTGGTTTTACTGTATCATTGAGTGTCTTAGTAAAACACTTAACTTTGTTTTATGGTATATTTGCTGCAATAGCTACTCTTTCTGGAGTATTAAAAGTTGCACTCACACCTATGGGATTGTTTATAGTGTCCTTTATGGCACTTATAAATAGTGCTAAAAATAGTGGACAGTTATTTACTGCGGTAGCAGATAAATTTAAAGGATTAGGACAAATAATTAAAATTATAAGTGATTATATTCAAATATTTTTTAAATTATTAAAAGATGATTCTCCACTTAAAGCTTTTTCTCAATTAATAAGCATGATGTTTAATGATTTAGGTGTTGTTTTAACTAGTATGGATCATATATCTGCTGTTTTTGAGTCTTTTAAAGTATTTTTTGAGGCTATCAGAGGTCTATTTAGTGGGCAAGATTATGCTAAAGCTATGATGAAGTTTTTTGAAGATACTGGTAAAGTTCCAGAAAATTATGGGACAGTAATAGCTTATAGATTTGGTAAGATATTTAATTCAATAGGTGCGGCTATAAAACAGATGTTAATAGACGCACTAGGCACAGAGCTTGAAACTGCCGACTCTGTGTTAGCAACGGTAGCCGGTAAAGTTTATAGATTTATAATGGATGTCTTTGCAGGAATATTTGGAAAAGAAGCTGGTACTTTTGGTTTGAGAGATTTATTTATTTCTATTTTTGAAACTTTAGGGGTAGTTTCTAGAAATAGTTTAGGACAGGCTATTCTTAATAAACAATTTATTCAAAGTGTTGGGTTAGCATTTGGTAATTTCTTGATTGAAGGAATAAAAACTGCAATAGCTAACTATCCTATAATGTTAAGCATTGCAGGGTTTAATATAACTAAAGAAGTCTTTAAAACACTATTTATGGGACTTAATAATTTACCTGCAATGTTAGCTGCTCAAGGTCAGAGTATGGGTGGTTTAGGACGAGGCTTAATGTTTGCTGGTGATTTTATAAAATTCTTTGCAGTAGTTGAATTTATTGATATTATGTTTGACAGTAAATTTTTAAGTAAACTTTCCCCCGCCATGCAAGCTGCAGTAAAAGCTGTAATAGCATTTTCGCTGGCTACTGCTTTTAGCTTTATCAGAGCTAAGGCAGTTGCTACTGCTACTGGAAAAGCAATATTTGATAGTTTGAGCAGGTCGTTAAAAGCAGGAGTTGTAAATATACAAGCAGGTGTAGTAAATATTTATACATCTTCTGTAAATCAGGGAATAGGCGATCCTATAACTAAAACTGTTATGGCTACTAAAGGTCTGGCTAGTTCTACTGTACGGCCTATAATATTTCAAGCTATTGGGTTAGTTATGGGTGCATTAGGTGTTTTAGGTATATTAAGTTCGTCTGGTGAAAAAGGAGAGTCTAAAACACCTGCATACCAATTAGATACTATGTTAGCTATGCAAGATATTTCTAGGCGATCTATAGTATCTAGTATTAATAGTGCTGCGGAAAATTTAAAAGCAGCAGGTAACAATACTGCTAGCGTATTAAAAGCAGTAAGTTTGACTATACTAGGTGTAGGAGTTGCTGCTGCAGTAGCAGCAGCAGTATCAGCTACTGCTGGTGCTGCTGCACCGTTAGCACCCGCAGTCGCTAAATTAACAGCTGCTGCAGGAGTAATAGCACTTCCTAGTTTTGGAGGGGCCGCCCCCATGGCTAGGGCTGGAGGGCTTACGGTTCCTGAATTAACACAGTTAATTCAAGATAAATATCAAAGTGATATTGTAGAGGGGTTTATAAGTCAAGGTGTTATAAAACCAGAACTTAGATCTCTTATAACAGATTTGTTGCCATTTGCTTTAAAAGATACTAAAACTTTAATTACTGATAAAAGAATGTATTCTTCGCTTGGAGATTCTGTACAAGCTGTATTTACTAAAAATTTAGACAATATTTTATTATTATTAGATGAGGAAGCTCAATCCTTTGATGATTTACAGAAATTTTTAGACAATATGACATATGGGGAGTTGTATCAGAAATTTACTGATTTAACTCTTAAAGATGGTTATTC